CCTCTTTTAGTTTATTTTCTTTTAAATACTGATGAAGTTCCTCGGTATCTACTACAATAAATTGATCTTTCATATCAAAGACCATTTTATCTGCTTTGCTTTTAAAACTACCTATTTTAATATTATTCTTTATAGGTCTTAAATCAAATTTAAGTTTTTGATTTAATCTATTTTTAAGAATACCTTTTACGTCCCAGCCTTCTTTTTTTATAGGGTAAACAACATTACTTAAATGTTTTTTTATAAACAATTTCATTACACATAATTAATGTTTATATTAAACCTACCTTTTGTATCTGTGCAATTTGTGCATGTATGTTTTTTAGAAGGATCAAAAAACAAAGCTCTGTTAGCCACTGATTTAATTACTTTACCATCTGACAATATTGTACCTCCATTACAGGTATTTAAAGATAATATAAGGCCTTTATGTTTAAATTTATAATCTGTGTGAAACTCATATGTTACTTTTTTATTTGTTGCTGGATATAAATTTCCTTTAATTCTTTTAAGAGAAAACCATTTAAATTTTGATAATATTATTCTTTCAATAATATGATTATGTCTGCTTTGTAAAACATCTTCAAAAAAACTATGTGTAAAATAATATTCAAATGGATCATTAAGAACCTTTCTAAATGCTACAGAATTATTATAAAACCACGGAAAATTAGGTCCCATCATTACATCTTGTAATTCTTTTAATTCTTCTTCAGGTAAAAAATTATCAATTATTTTCATTTTTTATAAAATAATCAGGCAACCCTAAATGTAATTTGTTGTCAAACCTGTTTTTCTTTGAGCCTTTAGTTTTTACATTATTATAATGTAAAAAAACTTGACCACAACTTTCTTTTTTAAATTTTTCTCTCCAATGTTCTAATTCATTACCTTTATAAACTAACATATCCCCAGGTTCTAAATTTATTTTAATACCTTTTGAATTACTTTCTGTAATAATACCCTTTTTACCACCCTCTACCCATTCTGGTATTCCAACATTTTCATTTGGACTTAAAAATATAGGCCAGGAGTCTCCACCTAAATTAACAGTAGTGGATACCTCACAACTAAATCTATCCTTATGTCGTTTTAATTCATCTCCTTTTTTATATAGTCTCGCATAAGTATAGTTAGGGTATAATTTTAGTTGTGTTATTTTTTCTACTATTGGTTGACATTTTAATAGCAAAGTGTCCATTGCAGGGTCGGAATATAAAGAAAATGTATGAGGTATTTGACCATCCGATTTTTCATAAATTCCACACATAGTTTCATAAGGTGAAATATACTTATGTTTTTGAAAAGTATCGAAAACTTGTTTCTTCATTAAAAAATAATTATAAACATATGTAGCTAAGTCTTTAGATATAGCTTTTTTAATTATACTATATTTTAATTTTTTAAAGCTCATATTGCATTTCCACTTATAATTAATCTATTGTTATTTTTATTTGGAGGCACTTCATGGGGAATAAACCCAGGAAATATTAATAATGTACCAGGTTTAAAATCAAATTTTATTTGTTTATTATTATTAATTAAAGGATAACCTACTTCATGAAATATAACCGGAGAAGATTTTTTATCTCCATCAATAAACCATACAAAAGAGTAATCTTTTTGAGTTGCAAAATGTGTATGTATACTATGGTAGTCATTTTTTAAATACAGTTGAATCCAACAATCCATAATATTTAATTTATGTTTTTCAAAAATACCTTTTAATTTTTTTTTAACCATATTAAGTAATTTTTTATCTTTATTAGAAAAATTATTACTATTCATACTATATTTATTTAATGGATATTTCTTTATATTTTTTAAAATTTCTTCATCTATATTTAAATATTCTTCAAATATATTATATTCAAAAGTGTGCTTATAAGTCATAGTTAATCTATACTTTGAGTTGGGTCTAAAGCAATATTACCAGAAATACTAACCCGGTTTTTATCAGATGTATAAAAAGGATACACTGTATGTTGAGTTTTATTAGAAAAAAATAACATGGTTCCTTCGTCTTTTGAAGATAGATGATATTGATGAGTTGATATTTGACCAAAACTGTTTGTATATAAAAATTGAAATGTATTTGCAAAAGGTGAATTAGAATTTTTTATAAAAGGTAATTTTTTTTCTTTTTCATAATCAGCTGGAATATCCATCCATATTACAAAAGAGTAAAGCCCCTGATGGTTATGAACAGGGTTAAACTCATGTTTTTTTTGAAAGTTAACCCAAAATCTGCTTAATGTATAAACACAATTTTTAGTTAATGAATTATCAACAAGAGCTTTTTTATTAAATCTATTTTCAAATTCTATTATGTTAGGTATTAAAACGTTTTTAAAAAACCAATTTTCTTTGTCTTCTAAGTCATAAGAAGAATTTATATTACCTGCTAATTCATTGGTCATTTTATGTTTTTTATTTTTAATATAACTTCTTAATCTATCTAAAACTTTTTTTGGAAGTTTCTGTTCTGAAAAACCAACATTAGGGAAGTTAATAAATTTAATTTCCATTAAAATCTTTTCGCCATTTCTTTGGGTACAGCTTGTATATTCCAATGAATAAATCTAAAGGGTTCTATACCGTGATCTACTACAAACTCATGCTCTAGATAACCAGGGAAAATAACTAAATTTCCAGGTTGAGGTTTAAAATGAACTAAATCATTTCCATTAAGTATAGTGTTGCTAGGTTTCATTTTTAATTTTGTAGAACGTGCACCTGTTCTAGGCTCATGAAATATTGGAAAAGAAGTTTTATCAGAACATTTTAAAAAATAAAAACCAGATACGTGTTGATTCCAATGTACGTGTGCTGAATGATTTCCTCCACCTTTTTTAGCAAACTCTTGTACCCACATTTCAGAAAACATAACAGAGTATTGTTCCATATCAAAACCCTGTTCATCTAAATAGTCCCAAGATTTTTGACCAACATATTTTCTAAAATCTAAAAAATTATTATCCATTGTAAGTGGTGTTGAATGATAGGATGTTCCAAAATCACCAAACTTTTTTATATATTCTTTATTAAAGTTCATTTTTTTTGCAGCTTTAATATATTTATTAGAATGTTTTATTAAAGATTTTAAATATTCAGGTCTGTCTTCTACCCAGATAGGTGTTTTAAAGTAGTCTATTTTTTCCATTTTATTTAAAAGGATATCCAAGGTTCCACATAACCAATGAATATCTCGTTCCTTTTGTTACTGGTTTAACTCTATGATATACAAACGAAGGAAAAACAATTATAGAACCTTTAGGTAATATTTCTTTCGCTTGTTTTAAATGTTTAGCTTCTTCTCTCATATTTGGATCATAATCTCTAAAGTCAAATTCTAATTCGCCCCCTTTATATTCTGAACCATCTGTTAACTGACAAGTCATAGATAGTTTTCGAATTTTACCATTATCAGGGCTATTGGGTTTATCATAAGGTTTAGAATATGAATCACAATGCCAATCGTAGTATTGGTTGTGTTTGTATTTTGTAAACTGGCAAGATTCAGATCTGTCCCATTCAAAATTCCAACCTGCCTTTTTATTTGCTTTATGAATGTAGGGATGTAATTCTTTATATATCCAACCTTCATTTAACCAAACTACATCAGAATTTCTTTTATTTTTTAAATTTCTAATTTCATCTTCATTTAATTTTTCATTATCATAACCTCCGGTTCTTGCCATACTTTCTTTTTTACTTAATGAATATTTGATTATGTCATCACATATTCTTTCCGGAAGAGCTGATTTAAAATACCAATAATAGTTCTGTAATTGCATTTGTTAAAAATATTCAAAAGTTATAGTTTGTACAAAATTTAAAGAAGATTTTTGATTATTAGATATTGTGTATATATTAGTCGAAGGAAACATAATAAAAGAATTATATTTTAATGGCATTTTAAAACTTCTACCTTTTCGTCTATTATCATCATAGTAAATAGTTACATAACATTCTTCAGTGTTTATTCCATATAAACACACATAGTCAGGAGAATTTTGTAAATCAACAGGGTTAACAGAAGACAAACAAGTAAATTCTTCGTTTGGAGTAAAAATATTTCCCCAGGTTTCTCTGTTTACTAATTTAAGTTTGTGTTTTAATTCACAGTTTTCTATTATGTATTTATTTAATTGATCAAAGTGTTTAGATTGAATGGAGTTTTTATTTAAATAAAATTTTTTTAAAATATTTTGTGAAAGCTCTAGAGGATTAATTTCAAATCCTTCTGGTAATTTTATTTCATCAGTATAAATAGCTTTTTCTGTAAGAACTTTCTTTTTCATCTTAAGGATATTTATACTTATTTTTTATAAAAAAAACAAGAGCTATTGTTAAAAATTATACTATTGCTTCTGGACCTAAATCAACTAAAGTCCAAGATTGATTACTATCATCCCATTCGTGAGCCCATGTGTGGGTTTGTGCTATATTTTGAGATTCTTGTTCACTTGTTAAAACTGGTTTAGCTATAGGTGCTTCCCAGCTTGCAGTTGAAATATCTTTTACCCATGATGTAAAAGGTTTTTCTCCAAAAAACATATTGTTTTCTGGATCCCAAATAGAACCTATGCCTGCATAGTTTCCTCTAAATGGAGTTCCTCCGTCCCTACGAGTGTTATTTTCAGTGTTATAAGAAGTTTGAATCCATTTTTCAGCAGGCCAATTATTATGTGTTTGTAAATATTGTTGCCCTATAGATTCAGTTTCTACTCCTTCACTATTTTGAATTTTTTCGTTATCTATATAAAGAACTGAAAGAACTTCATTGTTATCATTTATTTTTGCAAAGTGTGCCATAATTATTGAAATTTATACCTTATTACTACTATACCTGAACCGCCAGCACCGCCACCACCTTGAGGAGGTTGAGTTGAACGAGCACCACCAGCGCCGCCACCGCCGCCACCGCCGCCCGTATTTGTTGTTCCTGGATCAGCTGAATTAGCTGGAGCGCCTGGACCAGGCGTACCACCTGCTCCACTACCACCACCGTGTATACCTGTTGTAAACTGAGATGGACTAACAGAAGAACCACCACCGCCACCACCGCCAATAAATTGTACAGTTGGTGAAGGACTAGGTACACCAACGCATTTCATAATATCAGTTGGAAAACCTAAACCTGGTGAACCTAATCTTGGAGCAGGGGTTGATGCTAAGTTAGCTGTGTTACCACCTGCACCACCACCATCTCCTGATGATGTTGGCCCTTCAGGGGTAATTGGAAGACCTGGATTATCTGTACTTGGATAACCTTGTATAGGAGTAACAGCGGGTGAGTTTCCTATACCAGAATTACATACTTGTGGACTGAAATTGTTAGCATTTACGCCTGCTCCTCCAGAACCACCATTAGTAATTGCTCCAGTTGCACCAGATTGAGAGTTATAAGTTGCTCCACCACCTGTAGATGTGATAGTTGAAAAAACTGAATCACTTCCTTTAGTTGGTTTATTTCCAGCAGGTACTGGTACAGGGGGGTTAGCAGGTAGTCCACTTCCACCTCCACCGATAGTAATTGGGTATGCCGAAGCACATAAAGTTATTTCGTCTGCCGATCTTGGGGAAGTACAAGCGGGTGCACAATAATTATTTGAAGTAAATCTTAATCCTCCAGCTCCAGCTCCTCCAGTTCTTCCACCTCCGCCTCCTCCAGCTTGAACAATGTAATCAAGTTCTGGGTTTTCACCCGCACAACTTACACAGAATGTTCCTGGACTTGTAAATGTATGAATTTTATAATCACCATCAGTAGTTATAGTTCCTCCAGTAGCAGCCATAGGAGAAAAAGGTGTTCCACCAGATGTTTCACCGAAACCTCTTGCTGATCCTGCTCCAAATGATCCAATTAATGGCATAGTCTTTCTCCTCCTAATTTATTACGCAAACTGTGTTTGCGATGCAAGAACTGTAAACGTTGCGCTTGCAGTTTTAATAATTGTATATGAATATGTATCTAATGAACTAGCATTACCTTCAGTGGGGGCTGCTCCGCCTTGCCATTCTGGAGTAACACTTGATCCATCAATTGTAAAAGCACTATTGTAATAAGCTGTTCCACCTTGAGAAACAATGTGCGCTACTGTAATAGATTCACCTGTATCCATGATTGAGTCCAATGAATTTGATCCATCACCTCTAACATTTAAAGTCCAGTTACCTGATGCATCTGTTGTAAAATTCCATACTGCTTGTGTTAAAACATCATAGTTAACAGTTCCTGTAGCAGCCGTTGCTTCAGTTGTAACTTTTTCTGCAACACTTTGAATTTTACCTTGACCATTAAAAGTTGTTCTACCAGTACCTTTTGGTGTTAAATTTAAATCAACATTAGTGTCACCACCTGTAGCAGATACTTCAGGTGCATTACCTGTTGCTGCGTTTGTAACTGTCAATTCATTTACTGCTGATGCAGTAGTTGCAAATTTAACTTGCTCTAAACCATTTTCATCACCGATGAAATTACCACTATCAATTAAAATATTATTTCCGTTAGCATCTAAGTTACCGCCTAATTGAGGAGTAGTGTCTTCTACTAAATCTTTCATAAAGAACACGTCAACAACATTTGTACCATCAGAATAAACTAAAACTGTTTTACCTGCTGGAATTGCTACACCTGTACCTGATACAGTTTTAATAGTTAATGTATAACCCGCTCTTGTAGTACTGTCTGCAACAATATAAGTTTTTTCAATTCCGTCCGGAACATTTAAACTTCTATTTGCAGCTAAAGTTCCTGTTAAATTAAGAACCATATTTCTAGCGTTTGACAAAGTTGCGTTTGTCATTACTAAGGTTACATCTGCTGATGCAACATTTATTGCTTCATAACCTGCAATTGCTTGTTGTACTAAGTTTAAATTTGTATTTGTTTTATCGCCCCATGTACCAGAGTTTTCCCCTGTTACCATTAGCTCTAATTTTAGATCTGTTGAGTATGCTGATGCCATAATTTTTATCCTTTATTAATTCTTTAATTTTATTTCTATTACGCTGCCTTGTCAACTACGGTCCAAGTCGGAGCTGTTCCCGGGTCAACTAATTCCCACGCATTTAAACCTATTGTACCACTACTAGATGTCATTGTCACTCCGCTAGGTAAAGCAATATCACTGATACCTGCTAAAACATTATTAATGCTTGTTGTAAGCTCAATACCTGTTGGACTAGCTATAGTATTTGGAATAGCGTCTTCATTACCTAAAACAGTTGTTATTTCTTGACCTGTGATTGGTACGTTAGCATCTGCTGTAATTGTAGGTTGATTATTAGCAAATGAATTTAGTGTTAAATTAGTATTTGTAACAAACACCTCTTGAGAAGGTAATCCAATTTCTTCACCACCTTGTGAGATATCTGTTCCAGGACCTTGACCAAACTGCCCTGCCCCAAATGGAGCATCACCCCAATTCGTAGCCGAAGCTGTAGTGACTTGTACTTCAACAACTTCCCCACCAAAGACATCATTAACAGAAGAAGCTATTTGTATACCCTCAGTAACTACAGGTATCTCTACTGTTCCTACTGCTTCAAAGTCAATTTGATTTCCTGTAACTTCTACATTTCCGTCTGCAATATGTTCTGTTTCAGTACCAACAAAAATTGTAATACCATCTCCAACACCCCAAAAACCTTGTCCATAAGGTTCAGTTCCCCATTCATCATTAGAAGGAGAAGTTACTTGAACTACATTAGTTTCTCCACCAAAAACATCATTAACAGAAGTGTTTGCAATAGGAGAAGGTGAGCTAGGTGTTGCTACAGCACTTGTTCCAGCTACTACACTATCTGTTGTTGAGTTTAATTCTTCACCGGTAACTTGTTGATCAATGCTTACAGTTAGTTCAGAAGCACCTAGGTCAGTATCCATTCCAGTGATTTGACCCCAGGAAGCATCACCCCAAACATCACCGCCCCATAAAGTAGGGTTACCTGGTGTAGTTACTTGTACTGTTATATTTTGAAAATCTTGTCCCCAAACTAATGAATTCCAACTTAATCTTCCCCAACCTTCGTTGTTAAAGGCGTCTATAGATCCAATAGTTGTACTAGTAGAATTGTCTCCACCATAAGATTCTGACGACCATGATGAAGCTCCAAATGCAGTAAGACCTGCTGACGATACCTGTACTGTAATATCTGCCATCAGGCCTCCCTGTTAAATTATGCGATTCTTAATATAGCTGACGAACTAGTAAATTGTGGAAATTGAATTGTAAAAGTTCCTGAAGTTGCAGTTTTGTCTGCACCAAAATCTAAAACACAAACTGCTTTTTTAGCTTCAGTTGAGTTATAAATTAAAGCACCTCTCGCAGTAAGTGTTACTCCTGTGAAAGATAGGTCTGCAAAATCAACAATTGCGACTCCGCCTGTTGCTAATGAAACTTGTTGTGTTTGTAGTACTCCACCACCTGCTACGTATTCTCCAGATG